CTTAAGAAAAACTGGACATAGATAACAAGTGTTTTTGGAAGATAGGCAATAGTTGAGAAACCTTAATGGGAGGGTGACTATGAAAAAACCGATTAACCTTGAGAAACAGGCCGAAATCATCTTACAGAGGGCCGAGGAAAAGGGAGTACAAAGCAATTTCTTTTTTGCTACTACCTTTAAGCGCTATCAAGTGCAGATGGAGGCGCTTTCAGCACTGGAGGAGGCCATAAAAGAGCACGGCCCGACAGTTACAAAGGAATACGTAAAGGGGCGGGAGAATCTAGTGGTTAATCCCGCCATAACTGAATATAACAAAACCTCGACCGCGGCAAATGGTACAGTCGCAACTTTGATAAATATATTGAAATCCTTAACCGACGAAAGCGCAGGCCAAAGCAAATTACAAGCTTTCATGGACGCGATAAATGACTAATTATATCCTCACCTACTATCAGCAGATACAGGACGGGTCAATAGTAGTCGGGAAATGGATTAAAGCATTATATGATCGCATAATCAAGGGGTTGGAAAACAAAGAGTTTTTCTATAACCCCAAAAAGGCAAAGGCGGCAATCGCTTTTATTGAAACTTTCGCGCATCACCACGAGGGAAATTTAGCCCCGCAACTTCTTAAACTGGAGTTATGGCAAAAGGCGGCGCTTGCGGTGATTTTCGGAATTGTTGACGAGGATAACACTCGACACTTCCGAGAGGTTATCATGGTCGAGGGCAGGAAGAACGGTAAAACGCTTTTCGACGCCTCGATAGCCGAATACATGGCATACGCGGACGGGGAATACGGGGGCAGGCTTTACTTTATCGCTCCCAAACTCCAACAGGCGGCGCTATGCTACGATGCTTTCTATCAAATGATAAGCAAAGAGCCCGAACTGGACGCCATGACCAAAAAGCGCCGGACGGATATATACATAGAATCGACCAACACGACGGCGGCGCCGTTAGCGTTTAGTCAAAAGAAATCGGACGGGCTTAACCCGTCTTTTGTATCATGCGATGAAATAGCCTCATGGAGTGGCGACGCGGGCCTAAAGCAGTATGAAGTGTTAAAAAGCGCTCTAGGCGCACGTAAACAACCTCTATTGCTTTCGATATCCACGGCAGGATATGAAAACGAGGGCATATACGACGAACTCATTAAAAGGGCCACGCGTTATTTACTAGGGGATAGCCGGGAAACTAGGCTACTCCCTTTTTTGTATATCATAGACGACATAACGAAATGGAACGACATAAACGAGTTGCAAAAAAGCAACCCGAATTTAGGCGTTTCCGTTTCGGTTGATTATCTTCTCGAAGAAATAGCCATAGCCGAGGGCTCGTTAAGCAAAAAAGCGGAATTTTTAACTAAATACTGCAATATAAAGCAGAACTCCTCGCAGGCGTGGTTATCAACGCAAGCGGTCGAGAAGTGTTGCGGCGAACCGTTAAGCCTCGAGGATTTTCGCGGATGTTATTGTGTCGGGGGGATTGACCTATCCCGAACGACAGACCTAACGGCGGCATGTATCGTCATTCAGCGCGACGGGGAGTTGTATGTATTTACAAAGTTTTATCTCCCGGCGGAGAAGATAGACGAGGCCACGGAGCGCGACGGGCTACCGTATAAGATTTACATGCAACGCGGACTACTGGAGGCGTCCGGGGATAATTTTGTAGATTATATGGACTGTTATAAATGGTTCACGTCGTTAGTGGAGGACTACGAAATACTCCCGTTACAAGTCGGTTATGATCGCTACAACGCTTTACAGTTAACGCAGACCATGCAGGGCTACGGGTTCCACATGGACGACGTTTTCCAAGGCTATAACCTAACGCCAGTGATTAACGAGGCCGAGGGCATGATAAAAAATGGCTCCGTCCATATAGGCGATAACGATTTGTTAAAGGTTCACTTTTTAGACAGTGCTCTAAAGATTGACGCGGAATCAGCAAAAAGCAAGCTAATCAAGATGTATAAAAACGCCCACATAGACGGCATGGCGGCCTTTTTAGATGCTATGACCGTTAGGCAGAAATGGTGGCAAGAGATAGGGGCGCAACTAATGAACGAGGGTTAAGAGATGGGATTACTAGAGAGAATCTTTCGACCGAAAGACGCAATAGAATCAATAAAGGCATTACGGGAGGCCAAGAAGTATTTTGGCACATTAACTGCCTACGAGCCCGTTTTCCATAGTTGGCGCGGTGCTATCTATGAGTACGAGCTAGTAAGGGCGGCGATAGACGCCCGGGCGCGTCACATATCCAAGTTAAAGGCAGACATACACGGCACGGCGCAGTTATCTTTACAGAGCAAGCTAAAACAGGGCCCGAACCAGTGGCAAACATGGTCGCAGTTCCTTTATCGGGTTTCAACTATTCTCGATAATCAGTCAACGTGTTTTATAGCGCCCGTATTTGACGCGGATATGCGGATAACGGGTTACTATCCTCTCCTACCCGAAAAATGCTCGATCGTGGAGTATGATGGCGAGGCGTGGTTAAAATATGCCTTTAGTCGTGGACAGGTCGCGGCGGTCGAGTTGAGGAAGTGCGGGATTTTAACGAAATTTCAGTATAAATCGGACTTTTTCGGCACGAATAACGACGCCCTAGACGATACTATAAAACTCGTGGATATCCAAAGACAGGGCATCAAGCTAGCGGTTAAGAACTCGCAAACATATAGATTTATGGCGCAGTTAACAAACTTCTCCAAGCATGACGACCTAGTACAAGAACGCGACCGCTTTACGGAGGAGAATTTTTCAAAGGACGCCAAGGGCGGAGGGTTGTTACTTTTCCCGAATACCTACAAGGATATTCAGCAGATAAAGACGGACGCCTACACCATAGACGCCTCACAGATGGAATACATCAGAACTAACGTGTATAACTATTTCGGCGTTAATGAGAATATCCTGCAAAACAAGGCGAAGAGCGACGAGCTCGACGCCTTTTTTAATGGGGCTATTGAGCCGTTTGCTATCCAGTTTAGCGAAGTAATGACAAAAGCGATTTTTTCCGAGAGGGAAAGGGCGCAGGGCTCCCGGTTCGTGGCAAATGCTAACCGTTTGCAGTATATGACCGTCAACGAAAAGGTGGCTATGGTTCAGCAGTTACTAGACCGTGGCGTAATGAGCATTAACGAGGCTAGAGAGCTATTCAACTACGAGGACGTAGAGGGCGGCGATTTGAGGACGATAAGAGGCGAATACAAGGACGCGTCCGACCTTGACACCATAAATGTCATAAAGGAGGGAAAGAACGATGAATGATAAATTTTTGCGTAATTACAAGTGCGAAGTAAGAGCCGAACAGAACGAGGAACACGGCGACTACATCACAGGTCAGCCGATAGTGTTTGGCGCGTCAACCGATATCGGGGGAATGTATGAGGAAATCATAGACGAGGGCGCACTTGATAACGCCGACCTTAAGGACGTGAGGTTTTTAGTTAATCACAACCTCGATATGATACCGCTCGCACGTTCAAGAAATAACAACGCTAATTCAACCATGCAACTTGAAAAGGTACAGGGCGGGCTTAATATCCGCGCCGACCTCGACACCGAACACAACGACACGTCGAGGGCGTTGTATAGCGCAGTTTCCCGGGGCGATATATCGGGAATGTCATTTATGTTTACGGTCACTAGGGATGAATGGGAGGATTTAACCTCTGATTATCCTAAAAGACATATAAAAGAAATCGGGCGGGTTTTCGAAGTGTCAGCCGTTACCGCGCCCGCATACGAACAGACTAGCATAGAGGCAAGGTCGGACGCCGAGGCACTGGAGAGTGCAAAGGCGGCACTGGAGAGCGCAAAAGAGGCCGAACGCCGCGAGGCTACGAAATCAGAAATCATGGCAAGACTTGAAAAGTTGAGAGGTGGAAAAAATGACAAATGAGGAAATCAAAGCACTTGACCTCGATGGAATAGAGGCAAGGGCTGAGGCAATAGCCGAGGAAATGAACGCAGACGGGGCAGACCTTGACGCGCTCAACAACGAAGTAACCGCGCTCGAGGAGCGCAGACAGGCCATTATAGCCGAAAGAAAATCAAAAGTTGACGCCGTTATATCGGGCGCAGGAAAGGAAGTGGAGAAAATGGAAGAGAGAGCAGTAAAGACCCTTGACGAGGTTAGGGCATCACAGGAGTATATCAACGCATACGCCGAGTACCTTAAGACTGGCGACGCTACCGAGTGTAGGTCACTTCTTACGGATAATGTCAGCGGACAGACAGGAACCGCAGGCGTACCCGTTCCTACATACGTAGAGGATAGAATAAGAACCGCATGGGATAACGACGAGATCATGTCAAGAGTTAGGCGCTCTAACATCGCAGGAAATCTGAAAGTAGGTTTTGAGCTTTCAGCCGACCCCGCCGTAGAGCATACCGAGGGTAGCGGCGCAATCGACGAGGAGAAGTTACTTCTCGGTATCGTTGAGCTCGTACCCAAGACCCTTAAAAAGTTCATCACAATAAGTGATGAGGTTATGGATATGAAAGGACAGGCATTTCTTGACTATGTGTATGACGAGATCGAGTACAGGATAGTTAAGCTTGCCGCCGATAAGGTGGTAGACGATATCACAAGCGCGCCCACAACCGCAACAACTAGTGCCGCATCAGTGGCACACGTTGAAACCACAGGCATCAAGGATATCGTTAACGCTATATCCAAGCTTTCCGACGAGGCCAGAAACCCCGTGGTTATCATCAATAAAGCAACTTACGCTTACTATAAGGGCCTCGCTATGCAGGCTAACTACGGGTTTGACGTGTTCGACGGTTTGACAGTGCTCTTTAACAATACACTGTCAGATATCAACGACACACCCGCAAGCGGTGTCACCAACTTTGTCGGAATAGTCGGCGACCTTGATGGTGAGTCTTGTAACTTCCCCAACGGTTATCAGCCCACTTTCAAGTATGACGACCTCTCACTTGCAGAGCAGGATCTTGTTAAGGTAGTTGGACGCCTGCCGATGGCTCACGGCGTAACCGCTAACGGTAGGTTCGCAGTTATCACAAAGACAGGAGCTTAATATGCGCAAGGTTAAGATACTTAACGACACGCGGGTTAATCTTCCTAAAGATACCATCGTAGAGGTTAGCGAGCAGGAGGCCGAGAGGCTTCTTGCTTTCGCCTCGGCGGTAGTAGTAGAGGACGAGCCCGTTAAGCCCGCTAAAAAGGGCAAGAGGTGAAAATATGTTAGAGAAAGTAAAAGCATCACTCGGTATCACGTCGCAGGCGTTTGACGAGGAAATAACAGATAACATAGCGGCGGCCCTTGACGATTTGGGCTTAACCGCAGACGTTACCAACCTAGACGAGGCCGAGCCCTTGATACAGAGGGCAATAAAGACTTATTGCGCGTGGGTTCATAACGCGAATCATGGAAACATGGACTTTGCGGAGTCGTTCAAAAGGTCATACGACGAGATAAAGAGTACGCTTATAACTTCCTCACATTTCACAACATGGGGCGAATGATGGATAGAGAGGGAATCGTAACAATTTGCAAATTGCAGAACATATCAACCCCGGGGCGTATGCCCGTGGATAAGTTAGTAACCATAACGACGGCCTATTACAGAAAAAGAACCGTCGGATATAACCGCTTATACGCGGCGATGGGCGCTAATCAATCTATTGATATGTTAATACGATGCTTTAACATCGAGGCCCCGCAAGAGCCCGAAATATACGTAGTTTCCGACGATGGTACACAGTTTCGCGTGTCAGCCATGCAGGAGATCGTAGACGAGGGCGCGGTAGACTTCACTTTAGCAAGACTGGAGGAAAACTATGATGTCATTACAGAGTAGATTAGAGCCTCTAGGCGTAGCACTGGCACAAGTCACCGAACACACATACCACTATTGGCGTAGCGCTCCTAAAGGCGTGAAGAAGTATATTATATGGGCGGAGGACGGCGAAAATACATCCTTTAACGCCGATAACCGCAAACAAAGACAGGGTTTATCCGGCACAATAGACTTTTTCACGCTAGAGGAGTTCGACGCCTTGATTGATGATATACAGGACGCCTTGAACGGTATAGAAAACCTTTCATGGAATCTTAATAGCGTCCAGTATGAAGAGGAAACACACTTTATCCACTATGAGTGGGCCTTTTTTATGAGGTAATCATGGCTAGTTTTCAGTTTGAGGGCGTAGACAATCTCATAGCGCAGTATCAAACCTTGTTAGGGATGACCGACGAGATAATAGGTAAAGCGGTAGGCGCGGGCGCGGGTGTAGTTGCGGACGCCGTTAAAGCCGAAATAAAGGCGTTACCCGTGAGTAATCAATATCAATCGGCGGGGCTTAACTCTTTACAGAAAAAAGGCTTAATAGACGGATTTGGTATCGCCAAAATGCAAGACACCAACGGTTTACTAAATGTAAAACTCGGGTTTGCAGGGTACAACCACTACACGACGAAGAAATACCCAAACGGTCAGCCAAACTCCGTAATCGCAAGGTCGATAAATAGCGGTAGCTCATACCGTAAGAAAAATCCCTTTGTTGACAGGGCGACAAAGGCCACGAAATCAAAGTGTGAAACCACAATGGAAAACAAACTTAATTCAGAAATTCAAAAGTTAATAGGAGGCTAAAAAATGGCGGCAGGAAGAGTATGTACAGGCTTTTCACTCCCTCATGTTGCAAGGTATAGCGCATCGGGCGGAGTAGTTACTTACACGGGGGCACGTCAGCTTGCCCGGGGCGTAAATGTTAATTTACAGCCCGAATCGAGCGACGATAACAATTTTTATGCGGATAACGTGACCGCAGAGAGCGCTAGCGGAGTTTTCACAGGTGGTACAGTTGACCTCGAGGTTGACGGCCTTTTTGCATCGGCAGAGCGTTTCATTTATGGATTGCCCGCCGCAGGTGCGGACGGTTGGACAGGGTTCGGCGATAACGCCTCACTCCCTTATATGGCTTTAGGTTATATAACAAGATGGATGAGCGACGGCGTAACAACCTATCAGCCTACCGTGCTCACAAAGGTTAAGTTTTCACTCCCGCAGGGCGAGAGAGCCACACAGGAGGACGAGATAGACTGGCAGACAACCTCATTAACCGCGTCACTTATGAGGGATGATACATCTAATCATAACTGGAAGTTCGAGGGCGCAGAGTTCGCAAGCGAGGCCGACGCGCTTTCAGCTTTACAGACCAAGCTCGGCGGCGTAATGCTCGCTCATATTTCAGCGCTTACAGTTGGTTCCCTTACGCTTACCCCGACCTTTGACGCTAACACATTAAGCTATACGTCAACAGGTACGGCAAGTGATAGCGAGGCCGTAAGCGTAACCGCAGGCGCAGACGTTAACGTTTCGCTTTCGTTCAACGGTTCACCGATAGACAACGGCGACAGTGTAACGCTCGTAGCGGGTACAAATACACTTGTAATCGCGGCAGACGGCGACGGAATGTCACCGACCACTTACACGGTTGTTATCACCGCATCATAAAGAAATGAGGGGAAAACATGAAATTTGATTTGTTATTTGACGTTCGGGCGAGGGTTAGCATAGCTAACCTTTGCCGGGATAAAAAGTTTGAAAATTTCGGCGAGTTGTGGACTTGCGCAGAATCGGACATAATCAAAAACACTTTGAAAGTTCTTAAGATTATGAGCAATTCCGCAGAATACGCCAAAAGGAAAGCACAGGGGTTAGAGGTTAATGTTAACGCGGACTATAACGCGATACCGTTAACCGAGGCGGATTTGTACGACATGATGAGTTATGAGCTCGACGAACTCCAAGAGGAAATCGTGGAGGTTATAAAGCGCGATAGCGTACAGTCAGTTAAGGCCAAGGAGGGCAAAAAAAAAGCCAAATAACCCTCAATGAGGCGTGGATAATTTTTTACGCTCATCAGCTTAACTTATCCGAGGAAGAGTATAAATCCATGAAATGGGGGCTCTTCCTCGATTTGTTAACATGTTTTGCAATCTACAACGGCGCGGAACCCGTCGTTAAAAAGACGTGGAGATACGAGGACGCAATAGCGTTAAGGTGAATATATGGCGGTAAACATCGGGCCCCGCATCGGCATCGACGGCGAGGCGGAGTATAGAAAACAAATAAATAACATTATCCAACAGACAAAGACGTTAAAGGCAGAAATGACCTCGTTAACGTCGGCGTATGACAAGGATAACAAAAGCCTCACACAGAACGCTAACGAGAAAAAGCTTTTAACTCAACAGATCGAGGCGCAGAAAAACAAGGTCGCCGAGTTAACGGCGATGATGGAAAAATCCGCCGCCAAGTACGGGGAAAACGACACAAAAACTCTAAAGTGGAAAGAGGCGGTCGCACAAGCGCAGACCGAATTAAATAAATTACAGGCAACCTTAAAAACTATGCCCTCTTCTCTCGATATGGTGGGGGCAAAGTTCCAAGCTATCGGGGGCAAGATAACCGCAGTTAGTAAGCAAGTAACCGCTTTCGGGCGTACTATGTCACTAGCTATTACGGCTCCAGTTGTTGCGGGGTTCGGTAAATCCGCACAAGCGGCGGTAGACTGGGAGTCAGCTTTTACGGGCGTTATGAAAACCGTGGACGAAACCTCGAGGACTTCATACGCCGACCTCGAAAGAGGGATAAACGAAATAGCACAAACTACGGCAAGTTCTCAAAATGAAATTGCCGCAGTTATGGAGGTCGCAGGACAGTTAGGCGTAACCGCAGACGACGCCGTAGACTTTACAAAAATCATGGTAGAGTTGGGCGACACTACCAACTTATCAGCAGACGAGGCGGCGTCCAGTATAGCGAAGTTTGCGAACGTTACGCACATGTCACTAGCGGACGTGGACAAACTCGGCTCGGTTATAGTTGACCTCGGCAACAATTACGCCACAACCGAACAAGACATAATGGAAATGGCAACGAGGCTTTCGGGCGCAGGCGCACAGGTAGGGCTCACGCAAGGCGAAATACTCGGACTTGCTACGGCGCTTTCGTCGGTTGGTATCGAGGCCGAAATGGGCGGTTCCGCTTTTTCCAAAGCCTTAATAAAAATGCAAGTTGCGGTAGAAACGGGCAACGACCGAGTAAAGCAACTTGAACAACAGACCGGACTATCTTTACGCGAAATCGAGTTAATGGCATCGAACGATAGTAAGGCGTTCAAGGATATGGCCTCGTCGCTCGGCATGACTACCAAGGAAATTAACGACATTGTAAAGAGCGGTAATAACCTGCAAGACTTTGCAAGTGTCGCTAAAATGTCAACGGACGAGTTCGTTAATCTCTATCAGACGGACGCCCCGGCGGCGATACAGGCTTTCATACAAGGACTCGGCGACGTAGAGGGGCACGGACAATCAACTATTGCCATGCTCCAAGAAATGGGCTTTACAGAGGTCAGATTAAGAGATACCTTGACCCGTTTAGCCAATAGTGGCGACCTTGTAACCAACGCGGTGGCACAAGGTAATCAAGCGTGGAGCGAAAACGCGGCACTTTCAGCGGAGGCCGAGAAGAGATACGCCACAGTTGCGGCACAAATGCAACAGTTAAAAAACACCGTAACCGAGGTGGGCGTAGAGATCGGCGAAATGCTCATACCCTATTTACAGAAAGGCGCCGAAAAGGTTAAAGAGTTAGTCGAGTGGTGGAAATCCCTAGACGAGGAGCACAAAGAAACCATTCTAAAGGTGGCGGCGGTTGCGGCGGCAATCGGGCCCGTTTTGGTCGTTTTGGGTACATTAGGTAGTGCAATAGGCGGTATCGTAACGGGGTTAGGTGTAGTAATCCCTGCTATCGGTGCGGCGGCGGGTGCGCTTGCCACGGTAGGCGGTGCGGCGGTTGCGGCGCTCCCCGGTGTGTTAGCGTTTATGGCTCCGTTCTTGCCGTTTATAGCGATAGCGGCGGCAGTCGTAGCGGCGGGCGTACTGATTTATAAGAACTGGGATAAAATCAAGGAATTTGGAAAAAAGCTCGGCTCGACCATCAAACAGGAATGGGATGGTATCAAGCAAAAAACTACGGCGGCATGGAACACCGTTAAAAGTACTGT